CCTTTGCATTAGTCAATGTACCTAGCCATTGATCGGCAGGCATCTTATTAGATTTAACATTGCTCACAGCATTCTCAACAGCTGAATAAAACGTCGGTGCATCGTGCAATGCTGCCATCGCCATTCCAGGTTTCGAAGTATCCGAACGAAATTCAGCAAATTTACTTCGATTTAAATCAGTAGTATCTACTGCAAAATAAGGTGATAATTCATCATTTCTACTATGAAATTGTTTACTTTTTGGATCGTAATATCCATAATCAAATTTTTGATTGGAGTCCTGCTTTCCTTCTAAATCGGGATGGTTTTCTGTTCGTTTACCTGTAACTATTTTACCAGTTTCTTCATTCTTTAATGCTGGTAATACTCTTTTAATTCCACCTTCTTCTGTATTTAAATATTCATGCTGTAATTGCCTATGTTCAGCAAATAGACTTTCAGGAGTAAAATCAACTTTATCTGAATTAAGCCAACCTTTTAATTCATTAGCCTTATTTTTTAAAGCAGCTAATGCCATCCCCGGCTTTTGCGTATCGCTCAGAAGCAATCCATTCTTCTTTATATCATCAGGATTGAACTTTGCAAAGCGAGAACGTACGGTAGATGGATCAAGAGCTATGTGAATTGTAGAAGGCTCTTGAAATCTTGAAGTTTCATCAACAGGGTCTTTTACATTATGTATGGTAACTCCACTTTTACCAGCGTCTCTAGCTTCTTTAATTGCTTTAGCATTAATATCTTCCCAATGTTTACCTTTAGCATCTACAACATGATAATTAGATGTATTCAACTTTAATGGTAATATTTGTGAATTTAATTTAGAAGGAATATCAGGAGAGAATCCCAAAGTCGCATAATCACTTGCTAATGCTGGATCATCAGCAGAATAAAATCCTTCAGGATGTGGCCATTTGTTAATTTTAACCTTATTACCACTAAAACCCAATGAACCGTGATAAGCATCTGTAGTAAATCCAGCTTTATTAGCCGCAGTATCCCAATTGCGATAACCTTCATTATTTCGCAACGCAGCCACCATCGCGGCAGGCTTGGAACTATCCTCAAACACCATTCCCGATCGCATTGATTGTCGTACATTCAAATCAGGGCTATCAATATTCTGCCATTCAGGACTATTACGAGGATGAAATTCTTTCAACTTGGGATCATAAAATCCCATTTCATGCTTAGGTAGCATTTCCTTATATAAATCCATTGTACTTACATTCGGATCGCCACCTTGCTTTGCCCACAATCTATCAAGAATGGTCGCATGTTCGTCACCACGCTTCGTTGTGCTAATCTTTCCTGTTTCGAGATTGCGAACAGCCGGTAACACCCGGTCAAAAGCTTCAGGCTTTGGAACACCATTAGGAAGATAACCGTGTGTTGCAGCGGCAACAACCATTCCAGGTTCAGAGGTATCGGATTTTAATGCTGTCCATTTTCCATTCGACATTTTTATTTCTAGTGATTCTGGTGGGATAACTCCATTTGTACTAACTGCTTGTTTATTTCCTGCATAATTATAATCGGGAAAATTCTCTTTTTTAACTCGTAATACAGGTGAATTTTTATCTTCAGCTAAAATATAGTTATCTGCTAATTTTTCAGCTTTATCACCATGCCAAAAGTAATTTCGCTCATGATTACCATTAATCGCAGGATTCAAACCATTTTCTCTTATGTTTTCTATATCATTCATACTTCTAGTTCTATGATACAAATAATCACTTTCAATCTTTGGCTTTAAGTTAGCTAAGTTTTCCTCCAATGCAGAACGACGAACCATTCCACTGCCCACAATAGCACCCTTCTCCGCTCCACCAACTAATCCGCCAGGCCCACCTAATGAAGCTGCATCCAAGCCACGTCCTACAGCTTCCTCAGTCAACATTCCTGTCATAGGATCGGTAACTTGAAAATTCCCTTCTGATATATCTTTAAATGATGTTAACCCTCTCCAGATAGCACCTGGAATACCTCGAATTATTTTTTCAGGTATTGCTTGATATCTTTCCTCTCCACCTGTACCAAGCAATCGATTTCCAATATATTTAGCCGCTGTACCATAAGGCAACGGTTCGTTCTCATGTCGCTTCCATGGATCACCTTGAACCGGAACAAATTTCAAATCCGGCCGTCCTGATACAGGATCGATACCAGACTTTAATTGTTTAGGTTCACTTTCAACTAAGGTTGTATTAGGGGTAAGATTAAAACGTGGTGTTTCTACAGGTAGCGAGCCCCATCGTTCGTTGAACGTGGGTTCATCATCTGAAAAGTTAAATAGGCGATTAACTTTGTCATCCGCCATACAATCCGCCCCCACCGGGTTGATTGTTAGCAAACGGGTCATGCTCTATCGGCTGGAATCCCAACAGCCCTTTCATTCCATTCATTGCACCACCACCTTGACCATTCATCATTCCCATGAATGGTTGCAAAAATTGCATCAACTCAGGTGGTATACGGCTTTCCAGTCCTTGTAAACCTGTTTGTTGTTGTGCTTGCATAGGTTGATTAGGATTCGGCCCTTGACCATCCCATCCGCCAGTTTTCGGTTGCATGGCATTATGCGGCTGTGTGTACGTCTGCGCAAGATTCATTAATCCTGTACCGGCAGGTTTCATCATCGGCGCAACCCAGGATGGAAGATTAACCATGAATTACACGCATAAATTTACCCTCACGTCCGGGGCGATGGTCCGGTAAATAGTGCTCACCATCAGGCGCCATCTTCGCCCCTATGTGGGCAGGATGAAAGCCCCCTTCGTCATTGGCCTCCACGCGATAATATTGATCCCCACGTTTCACGTAATGTGCCCCGTCTGGCGCCTTGCGTGACCCAGGAACACCGGGGATGCTGTCGCCTTCCTCCCGTGGCTTCTCGACTTCCCCGCCTTCCTCCCCCTCGCCAGCCGCCTTCATGCCAGCAACAAGCTGGTCAAGAATCGGGTTCATGCGCTTATCGGGGTTGTCCCCCTTGCCGTAATTACCCAGCGCAGTCAACCTTTCAGTCTCAGCCTTGTAATCTTCGCGTGCTTCGCGTGCTATTGCTTCCTTTAATTTTAGATCAAGGTCCTGCGCCTTGATTGTCAATTCCTTGTCTTTGTCTTTCAAGTCTTTGGCTTGTTGAGCAATGATAGTCAATTGTTGCTGAATTTGATCAGCTGCAGCGTGCATCGCTTGTTCGGTCGCAGGATCAGGTGCATCACCTGTAATATTCGGTGGAATGATTTTGCGCCAACGATCAGCGAGCACCTGTGCTTCAGGGAAGTCTGCCACTTTCCAAGGAATATCGCCAGCAATATGCATAAATTCAGGATTCTGCGCTGCAATCTGAGTTAATGCATTGAACGCCTCTTGCCGCCGTGTTGCAAAGCTAGGTCCGGTATCAGCCTGAACATCGTAATAACCGACATTAGGATTAAACAAAATTTCTTCAACTTGACGATTTTTATCCATTTGAATGCCTTGGGGATCGGTCATATTCTTTATGCCTTCCTCAGCATCAGGATCAATCGTTACATTTAAAATTCGTCCATCGCGTGCTTCAATACGTTTAACTCGTTGCGTATCATATATTTTTGGGATAAGGTCCAAGATGATTTTGCCTGTAAAGCGTATTGCAATAGCTTGATTGTCAATGAAATGATATGTTGATCTATCTCCTTGTCTCTGTCTTGCATTGATGGCAACACCTGATTTTGCATTTTCATTTTCTCCCATTTGTGACTGATATTGACCAGACACCATCATCATTTCATTTTGACTGATTTCCATCTGCTTGACATAAGCAGGGGATGGCATTGGCGGTTGTGGTCGCGACGGTGCAGGCAATTGATTGCCATCATCATCAAAAGCACGATGCGGCATGAAACTATGATTTTTAGTATTAGCGGTCTTATAATATTCTTCAAAACCTTCGATGGCCTCTACTGAAGCAATCCAAGGCGACTTAGTTTGCAATGCTCCAAATTCTTGATTTGCGCTAGTATTCCAATTATATATTTGCTGTGCATTAATCAGCCATCGCGTATGCCCCTTACGATCAAGAATACCATCAATAATTGTCTCACTGCCAATCAAACGAACAATTGGAATGTATTTACCAAGCCAAGGACCGCGATCAACAATCTTATCGCCAGCAATTTTACACCAATTGATATTATCAGTCAGCACTTTTCGCTCTTGATAAGTACGCAAATTTGCAGGCAACTTCGCTTCGCGTTTTCGAATTTCTTTATAAATTTCTTTTTGATCATCTTCTAATTCGCTCAATAATCCTTGTACTGGTGTTTGATCTTCAGGATCAATAAATGAAACTAATTTGTCTTCTTTTTCTTCTTTATAATAATATTCCGCAACACGCACATGGTTTTGCGTGATCCACATATCAGTTGTGGTATTACCTAATGCAGCATGACCTATTTGATCAGCAAATTTCTTGTATTTCTTTTTGAAAATTTCTTTGGGAACATCTTCAAATATAAATCCATAACGAGAATCTGAACCGTCAACCTCATTAATATCACAATCTTGATAAACTGATTTAGGGTCTTTAATGCGTCGAATGTAGATTTCTTGATCATTTGATTTATTATCAATATAATCAACAGCTACTCGCCAATAACCCCAGCCTGCTTCTACTTGAAATTGTGTTGCATAATCATAAACCTGTTCAGCATTAGAAATATATTCAATATGATAAACAATCTCTTGAAATATCTGCGCACCTTCGAAGGTGGCATCATCACCAACAGGCCGAATGCGCACTCCAGGCTTATTTTGCTTGGCATCATTGACAATAAGAAGATTGTGCTGTCGTGTCTTGTTAATAGTCAAGCATGGCCGATCTTGCAATTCACGATTATAGACAAGATCAGAATCCCATTGATATTTATTGTGAACATCGCCATTAGCAAATTTGTAATCATAATCAAAGCGAATGCGAGCAATGGCTTCCCATTCCTCGCATCGCTTGAATCGTAGTTTAGCTTCGCGAATTAATTCTTCGTCAGGACCAGCTTCGGTATCCCAACTACTACTCCAATTTTCCGCCACTTAAGAACCCATCCATCCATTATGCGAACTTGGTTTAAAACGCGTACTTGAATATACAACTTTAGGCTTCTTTTGCTCAGTTTCAGACTTCAACGATAATGCAAATGTTTGAAATGCATCTGCACCATGCGAATAATCATTGTGGGCAGGTTCACGACTCCATTTACCGTCTTCGTCAACTTCGTACTGATACCTACACAAACATTGCCAACCATCAGCCGTATTTTCTTCATCAAAATTACAGAGATCAAAAACCAATCTACCTGCTCGAATGCCCATCACCTTCTTAGGAACACGCGGCACAATCTTTACTTGCTTAGGATATACATCGCGAAGCTGTTTGGCAACACTTCGTCCTGCCAGCGTTTCATTTTCACCATCATGCGGCAAGTGATGCGTACCGTAGACATAACCTAAACTTTGCAAATGCTCCAGATAATAAGGTATCTTTTTCAAATTATCTTGAAAATAATTAATAATATTGTATTCAACCCCTACCCTTTGAATAAACCATATTGCAGTATTATCGTGATGCCCCAAATCCCAAAAAGTATGTACAGGGCGACCAGTATCGTAAGGTACTTTGCCTCTACGTCCGTCGAGTAGAACCTTTTTAATTTCCTCAGCATAAATAGCGCCATTGATGGTTTGCTTTGTATGACCTTCCCACACATTCAACCATTCGTCCGGTGTCTTCTCTTTAGCCAATTCCATTTCTAATCTGAGATCGGGCGGAAACCATTTGTTATCTGTCCAATTCAGCTTTTCAACTACCGCGTATCGTTCACCTTCTCTGAAATCAGGTGCATATTTATCACGTTGTAAGACGAAACGCTTATAAGTTTCATCGGTGTCCAATTCAGGGTTAAAACTAATCCAGATTTCCGGGCCTTTTCTAAAAGGTCCTCCCATCCCGTTAGGATCATCTTCGTGTCGTCCTCGAATTGTCGGTCCGAGTTTTTCCCATGATCCTTTGCTAACATTTACAGCTTCCTCAATCCATGCAATATCAATTCGCGCAAGTGATTTAATCGAATTGATATTATATCGAATACCTTTGAAAATAAATTCTGAGCCTGTACGTTTGCTTGTAATTGTCTTATCTAGTATGTTAAATTCTTCATGCATTCCCATATCATTAATTTGATTTTTT